GGTGATGCTGAAAATGAAGACAATATGCAGGCCACGCAGTTTGCATACTTTACGCACTTCAATCTCATAAACGAGGGATACGAGCCAGACAGTGAGGACTATTATGAGGCACTGGATTCTCGTATCCGAAGGGCGTATCCTGACCTAAGCGGAGGCCAAGAGGCCCCTGCCGCCGCACAAAGTGAATCGCGACCCGCCGTGCAAAGAGTCGCTTCAGCCACGCCTAGTGGTCGGCAACAATCACGAGGAAAGCAGAGCGGTGTTCGTTTTTCGAATAGCGAACTCGAAAGGATTCGCGGACTCAAGCCGCACAATATGTCTGATGACCAATGGTTGAAGACTGTGGCTCGTGAAAAGCAAAAAATCCAGCAGAGAGGAGCTAGGTAATGACAGAGGAAAAGAACACTCGCAAAAGTCGTGAAAGCGGAGCGCACGTTAATCAGGCTCGGCGACAACCATGGCGACCAGTGCGGAAGTTAGAAACTCCCCCTGCACCACCCGGTTACGTTTACAGGTGGATCAGAGAGAGCATGATGGGCAACGAAGACCGAGCTAATGTCTCGCGTCGGATTCGCGAAGGCTGGGAATTGGTGCGCGGCACCGACCTCCCTCCTGAGTGGCAGTTACCCACCTTGGACAACGGAAGGCATGAGGGCGTCGTGTATAACGAAGGGCTTTTGTTGGCTAAGATTCCAGAGGAGACTGTCCAAGAGCGTAATGCTTATTACACTCAAAAGACAGAAACGGCGAAGGACGCATTGGATAACAACGTGTTTAATGAGGCCGCCGCCGACTCTCGATATGTTAAATATGATCCTAGCCGCTCAAGCCGTGTGACCTTTGGCAAGCAATAGGAGAGTTAAAGCATGGCAAATAAAGATGCCGCTTTTGGACTTAAACCTGCCCGAATGATGGGCGGTGCTCCGTATTCTGGAGGCCAGTCGCGTTATAGAATCGCCAATAACCAATCAGGTGCAATTTTCCAAGGCGACTTGGTTAAGCAACTGACTGGCGGAACTGTATCGCGCGCGGCCGCCTCCTCCACTGTACCTGTCGTTGGCGTTTTCAACGGCTGTCAGTATACGGACCCGACCACCAGTGAGCAGATTTTTTCGAACTATTACCCCGGCGCTGTAGCCGCAGATGACATTATTGCGTTCATCGTTGATGACCCAAATGTTGTTTTCGAGATACAGGCAGACGATGCCTTCCCTGTGGCCGATCTTTTCGGCAACTTTGATATCGTTGACCAAGCCACAACGGGTGATATTAGATCTGGCAGATCAAACATGGAGCTTGACGTAACGACGGGTGCCACCACCACGACGTTGCCTCTCAAGGCCATTGACATCAGCCAAGACCCCGACAACGACGACGTGGCAAGCGCTAACACCAACGTGATGGTTGTAATTCAGAACCATATCGCAGGCGTTAAAAGCGCTGGCTTAGCATAAGGAGGCTGACTGATGGCTATTTCACGCGCACAACTCGCCAAAGAGCTTGAGCCCGGCCTCAATGCGCTGTTTGGTATGAGTTATGACTCTTACGATAAGGAGTACGAGGAAATCTTCGCTATTGAAGACTCCGAGCGCGCCTTTGAAGAAGAGGTTTTGATCACGGGCTTCGGCACTGCGCCGACTAAGACTGAAGGTGCTGGCGTTTCTTTTGACACCGCATCCGAAGGCTTTACCGCCCGTTATACGCACGACACCATTGCTTTGGCCTTCAGCCTCACCGCTGAAGCTGTCGAAGACAACCTGTACGACTCTCTTGGTCGACGTTATGTGAAAGCGCTTGCGCGATCCATGGCAAACACCAAAGAAGTAAAGGGTGCTGACGTGCTTAATAACGCCTTCAACTCCAGCTTTGCTGGTGGTGATGGACAGCCGTTGATTTCTACTGCACACCCTCTCGCGGGTGGTGGCACGCTGGCTAACCGCGCGACCACAATGGCAGACCTTAACGAGACTTCATTGGAAGACGCGCTGATCGATATCAGCACTTTCACTGATGATCGTGGCCTGACCATTTCGGTTCAAGCGACCAAGCTGGTTGTACCGCCGCAGTTGGTTTTCGTTGCTGACCGCATCCTGAACTCAACTCTGAGACCGGGTACGGCAGACAACGACATCAACGCAATTCGCAACACTGGCGTCCTGCCGCAGGGCTACACAGTCAACCACTACCTGACTGACCCTGACGCTTTCTTCCTGCTGACCTCGGTCACAGATGCGGGCGAAGGACTGAAGATGTTCCAGCGAACTGCAATGGAAACTTCAATGGAGCCTGATTTCTCAACGGATAACATCCGTTACAAGGCTCGTGAGCGATACTCATTTGGCTTCTCCGACTGGAGAGGCATTTATGGGTCACAAGGGGCTTGAATCACCTCTTCGTGGATAACTCCTATCGGGGCCTTCGGGCCCCTTTTTTTTGATACAAAAAAAATATCTGTGCTACCATCAAGGCTCCTGACAGCCTCATGTCGAGGCTGACACTGACCCAAGACAGGAGACCATCATGGGAACTTCTACTTTTTCTGGCCCTATTAAGGCTGGAACCATTAAAGACACCACCGGCACCACAGTCGGCACCGACAAGGCCAACGTCGGCTTTGTGCTTATGGCGCAGAGCGGAAACGTAGTTTTTGGCGCTAACGGCACCGAGACTGTGGTCGCAACTCTACCCGCTAACAGTCAGATTTATCAGATCGCCGTAGACGTAACTACCGCCTTTGATGCGGGCACCACCAACACGCTGGATATTGGCGATGGGACAACTGCCGACAAGTACGCAGACGCCTTGGCGGCTGGCGCTCAAGCAAGGGTTTTGGCTACCTCTGATGTAAGCCAAATCGGCAACTTGATAGACATTGGCACAACTGACGTGGATGTGACGGTGACTTATAACCAGACTGGAACGGCCGCAACCGCAGGTGCCGCGACAGTTACTGTGCTGTATCTTCAGAACAGAAACCTTTCTTAATTGACGGGGGCTTTGCCCCCTTTTACGGGTTGTAGCCATGTCACGCGAAGTAAGCTCAATTAGTCGGGTTGGCACCAGTGAGCCATTTGAGCTACAGATAGCGCGTGGCCAGATTGCTTATCATGAGTCTGTTTACAAGTTTGGTAACAATGCGGCAGTTGGGGACTCCCTAGAAACCATTTGGCCACAGGGTGGACTGTATTCATACCTGTCTGCGGCGACTGTGTTGAAGGTTTCCAGTAGCTCCACCGATGATGCTTCGGCGGGCACGGGGGCCAGAACCGTTGAGTTGTTTGGACTTGATGGCGATTACAACGAAATATCAGAGACTGTCACCCTAAATGGGCAGACAGCGGTCAACACCACGCAGTCTTTTCTGCGGATAAACCGGATGATTGTCCGGTCTGCGGGGTCTGGAGAGGCAAACGCAGGGAACATCTATGCGGGCACCGGCACTGTCACCACGGGCGTACCAGCAAACATTTATGCAATTATCAATGGGGACGGCTCAAACCAGACCCTGATGGCGCTGTGGACTGTACCGGCGGGCTATACAGCCTATTTGATGCAGTATGATGTTTCTAATGGCACAACATCAAACACGCCCGCAGTATGTAAGCTATCGCTGGTTGCAAGGCCGTTTGGTGAGGTATTTCAAATCAAGGATGTGAAATCGCTCACCACGGGGATGCACATCGAAAACACGCTTGTTATCCCAGTTAAATTCACGGAAAAGACGGATATTGAGGCGCGGGCGATTTCTTCCTCAAACAGCGTGACTTTTGATATATCCGCCGCTTTTGAGATCATTTACATCAAGAACGGCGATGAGTTAGCGTAATGGCTACCACCAAAGATGTAGAAAGACTTCCTTCGGGCCGTTTAAAGTATCGAGGTGAGACGTTTTCTGGATATAACAAGCCCAAGAAAACGCCCGGCAAGTCAAAGAAGAGCGCCGTTTTGGCTAAAAAAGGCAGTGAAATAAAGCTTGTTCGTTTTGGTGACCCCAACATGTCGATCAAAAAAGACCAGCCGGGGCGCAGAAGTAATTTTAGGGCGCGACATAATTGCGATACCGCAAAAGACAAGTTTTCTGCTAGATATTGGTCTTGCAAGGCGTGGTAGACATGAAGGTAGAAGAAGTTTTATCTCGGCTTGAAAAGCACGAAGCGGAATGCAACTTGCGTTATAAGCGTATTGAAGAGCGGTTAGACGACCAAAAAGAAATGGTGTCAAAAAACTCTGAAGCGTTGACGCGTTTAGATATGAAGATTTGGGGCCTTGCCATATTAATTATTGTTTCGCCATTTGCGGCCAAACTTTGGAGCTAACATGGGCGGTTGCGGATCTAGGGTAAAAACCGGCCCAAAGCAGGGAAAAGTCACCGTTACGTACATGCGTAAAGGAGGTGAGGCGTCCAGCAGAAGCCAAGGCAGTAAAATTTGTCCGGCGGGCAAAGCATGGGCAAAACGCACGTTTGACACATATCCTTCTGCTTACGCCAACATGGCGGCCAGCAAATACTGTAAAGACCCCAATTATGCCAAAAAGGCAAAAGGCAAAGCCTGATGGGCGAGCTTAAAAAATGGCGGGATCAAGAGTGGGTTCGTATTGACAGTAGTGGCAATATTGCTGGCGAGTGTGGAACGTCTAAGAACAAAAAAAACCCAGATCGTTGCCTGCCGCGCTCTAAAGCCAACAGCTTGAGCAAATCGGAACGCGCCGCGACGGCCCGCAAAAAGAAAAAAGCGGGTGCTCAAGGACAACAAGTTGTTTCAAATACCAAGGCGGCTAAGGTACAAATGGCCGCTAACGGCGGTGAAATACGAAAAAATCACAAAGGTTGTGGTGCGGTGATGTCCAACCGCAGAAAAAAAACTAGGTATGCCTGATCATGGACGTAGAAAAAGGCGTTATGGAGGAAATCAAGGCTTGGTCTAAACAAGCTTTGGAGTCCCCTCACCCGTTTTTTAACAACCTTCCGGCTTGTCCTTATGCTCAAACTGCTTGGGCTAACGACAAAGTCGGATTTTGCTTTAGCTACACCGCCAAACGTCAGGGTTTGTACTCGGCGCTATCTCAGTTTGACGACCGCTGGGATGTGATTTGTTACGTTGAGTTTCAATATGAGCCTGATGCGGAGTCTTTTCACGACTACATTGCCTCCATTAACCATGCTATTTCTATGGGTTTTTTCATTCAGAAAGACCTGTGGGTCATGGGCTTTCACCCGGATGACGCTCAAGAAGAAGCATTTGATGTGCCTTTTGAGCCAGTAGTCGATGATTTGTATGCAATAACCTTTATTCAGAGGCTGTCTAAACTGGAAAAATCGGCGGAAATGCTGAGAGAAAAAGGGTATTATGAAAATTATTTAAAAAACCCGGAGATGGCACATCTTTGGGACGAGCGGCAAGAAACCTACAGGAGATTATGCGATGCCGGGATCAAATAGAAAGATGGCGAAAAAGAAACAAGCACCAATCAAAAGAATGCGCGGCGGCCCTGCGATGTTGAAGAAAGGTGGTGACGCGTCAGGCAAGGCGGCGGTTCGTAGTTCTTGCCCAAGTAAAGGCCTCTAAACATGGCTGTTTCAGGTTCAACAGACTTTGAGTTAGATGTAAGCGATTACATTGAAGAGGCGTTTGAGCGGTGCGGGCTAGAAGTTCGTACTGGTTATGACCTTAAAACGGCCAAACGGTCGTTGAACCTGATGCTGGGCGATTGGGCAAATCGAGGCCTGAATCAATGGACTATTGAGCAAACTACGGTGGTTTTGACGCAAGGCACTGGAAACTACGCCCTTGGTTCCTCGACAATTGACGTTTTAAACGCTGTAGTACGGCGTAGCAACACGGATTACGCTTTAGAGCGGATTAGTCGTAGTGACTTCATCAATATTCCCACTAAGACGCAACAAGGTCGCCCGTCTCAATTTTTTGTGGACAGGCAGATAGATCCTACGTTGAAACTTTGGCCAGTGCCTGAAAACAGCACTGACACGGTGATTATTGACAAGCTTGTACGGATGGACGACGCCGATACGTTTACCAACACCATGGATATTCCGTTCCGGTTTTATCCCTGTTTGGCGGCGGGATTAGCGTATTACCTTGCCATTAAACGCGCCCCTGACCGCGTACAGCTTCTCAAGGCGGTGTATGAGGAAGAATTTGAGCGGGCCGCATCAGAGGATAGGGACCGCGCTTCGTTCAATATACAGCCGTCTATGGCGTACTCAAGGCTCCTCTAATGGGGAAGTTTGCTACAGGGAAGTTTGCCTACGGCATTTCTGACCGCTCCGGATTTCGTTACAAGCTTAACGAGATGAAGCGCGAGTGGACCGGGATGCTAGTCGGTCGTGACGAATATGAGCCAAAACAGCCTCAGTTGGAGCCGCGTGTCAAGGCGGTAGATCCGCAGGCCCTTCTTAATCCACGCCCAGATCGTGTAGAGCCTTTGGACGTGCCCGTAGCGGTCCCCCTTGTGGAGGGGCCTGCATTTAGGCCAACAGTAGGGTTTGGCATTGCTGGTGCAGTAACGGTGACGACATCATGAGTTTCACATACGGTGAATTAAAGCAGGCGATACAAGATTACGCGGAAAACGACGAAACCACGTTTGTTAACAACTTGCCTGTTTTTATTCGTAATGCGGAAGAGCGCATTTTTAAAATGGTGCAACTTACGGACTTCCGTAAGAATGCGTTGGGTAACACCACGGGTAGCATCAAATATTTAGATTGCCCGTCCGATTTTTTGGCCCCATTCTCCTTGTCTCTTGAGGTTTCTGGCGAAAAAGTTTTTATTGATTATAAGGACGTTAACTTTTTACAGACATATGCCCCGGATAGCTCTGTCACGGGAGCGCCTAAATATTACGCGTTGTTTGATCGGGATAACTTTATCTTAGCGCCTACGCCGGATGCCGCTTATGTGGCAGAACTGCACTATTACTACCGTCCTGCCAGCTTAACCAGCTTAACGGATAGCGGCACTTCTTGGTTGAGCGAAAACGCGCCTCTAGCCATGCTTTATGGCAGTCTTTTGGAGGCATACACTTTCATGAAAGGCGAGCCAGATATGATCGCGCTGTACACGCAACAGCTTCAGATGGCGTTGGCAGGCATGAAACAATTTGGTGAGAACAAAGAAGTTACGGATCAATATCGCACTGGGATGCTAATAAGGCCTAAACAATGATGGTAGAAGGGGGTAAAATAAGCCCCGGAATAGTCGAAATACAGACTACCAACCATCGTGGCTTCACTCCGGAGGAGGTTGCCGAGCGATGCCTTAGCAAGCTTCTGAGCGTTTCTGATACCGCCCCGCCCGCAATTAAAGAGCAGGCGAATGCTTACAAGGATCACATGCGCGCGGTTCTTGTTTTTTATATGAAAGAGGCGGTCAAAAGCGACCGAACCACTGTGTATAACGCCCTGTGTGATGCGGGGCAAAAAGACTTAGCCGAACTTATCAGGAGACTTTGATATGGCTTTTACAGGTAACTTTATGTGTACGTCCTTCAAGCAGGAACTGCTTCAGGCCAAGCACGACTTCACTGCCAGCACAGGTCACACCTTTAAGCTGGCTATGTACGACAACAATGCAAGCTTTACGGCGGCCACGACTGACTACACCGCGACTGATGAAGTCAGCGGGACGGGTTATACGGCTGGCGGCGGTACTTTGACCAACGTCACGCCCACCACGTCAGGAACAACAGCGTTGACTGACTTCGCGGACTTGACGTTTAGCTCGTCAACGATCACTGCTCGCGGCGCGTTGATTTACAACACCACTGCTGGCGGCGGCTCAGGCACGACTGAGTCAGTTGTCGTTTTGGACTTTGGCTCTGACAAGTCATCCAGTGCGGGCGACTTCACCATTGTGTTCCCAACTGCTGACGCATCTAACGCTATTATTCGGATTGCATAATCATGGCTCTGGTCGTTGCTGATCGCGTAAAAGAAACCACCACCACGACAGGCACGGGGGCGATTTCGCTTGCCGGAGCAGAGGCGAATTTTATTGCGTTCTCAGCGGCCCTGTCAGATGGTGACACAACCTACTACGCCATTATCGATAATGTGAATCAAGCCTACGAAGTGGGCCTTGGCACATACACGGCGGGTGGGAACACGCTGGCCCGGACGACAGTGCTGGCCAGTTCAAATGGCGGATCTGCTGTTAACTTTTCAGCAGGAAGCAAAGATGTATTTATCAATTACCCTGCGGATAAGTCGGTATATCTGGACGGTTCAAATCAACTTGTCATCAACAGTACGGCGGTCACTGCAACAGCCGCAGAGCTTAATTATGTTGATGGCGTAACGTCCAACATTCAAACCCAGCTTGATGTAAAGGCAAGCACCGGAAAGGCCATCGCAATGGCCATTGTGTTCGGATAGGAGATAAATAATGGCCGCACCAAACATTGTAAACGTATCGACAATTACGGGTAAGTCGTTTTACCTCGCATTGTCCACTACAAGCGCAACAGAGCTTGTCAGTAATGCCGCTTCCAGCGGGAAG